ATTTCCAACATAAGTTGATCCGCCAGAAAGGGCAGCAACTCCGGATGGGATGACATTAGCCTCGAGTATGTCGGCATTAGTGATCGATTGCGAAAAGGTATATTGTCCAAGATTATCTGCCAACACAGCTCTTGTTCCGTTGTAAGGGCTTCCGCATCCTGTGATGACAACTGATTGTCCTTCGGTAAATTCATGAATTCCTAGTGTGGTAAATGTAGCAACATTGGCTGACAATGAAGTCGCTTGAATTGGACTTTTGAATGTTGTGAGCATTGGCAAAATAACTGTTTCTGCTGTATCAATAATTTGGTTTAGATAAGTGTCGTCATACAAGGCAGATGACACACCAAGCACAGATCGCAACTGTGAGGCTGTAATTATGGTTGGCATGTCATCTCCTTAGGTTCTCCCTAGAGCAACTGCCTGAGATCGGGAGCAACCTCAGGCATGAATTTACTTACTTATTAGGTAAGGTTAAAGCGACGAACTCCACCGGCAACAATTGTTTTAACAGCCAAGTAGCCGTAAAGCATTGTTTCGATTTCGCCAGTTGAAACAACATTTGTTGATAGTTGTAATACTGGGCTTTCGTAAATTGCAACAGATGATGGAACAACAATGAATGCGCTCTCATCAATTGAAGTTGAAACTGCTTTGTTTGAAACATATAGGTCAAGACCCATTACATTTCCACGAAGTGATAATGGTGAAACTGCGCCAGCAGCATTTTGTGGATTAACAGCTGAAAATACTGGCCGCTTGCTTGAATCTTGCGCTCCAATTAACAGACCCCATTGTGAAGTTCCAGCAATGTAGCGTGTTGCTAACTCACCAGTTGCAAGATATGCAGCAGGTGTTTCAGTTTTTACGAATGCAACAATTCCATCAAGATCAGCAGATGTTGCAGTTCCGGCTGTTCCGCCAGCAGTTAACTCTGCAATTACTGCAGCTTCAGTTGCTTGCGCATAAACTCGGCGCATGTTCTCAAGCATTGCCTGATAGAAAGATGGATCTGCTCTATCAAGAATTTCAACGCTGTAGCGTTGCAAACCTTTGTAGGCTTTGACTGTGGCATCGACATAAGAGCTGACAATTCCGGTTTCGGATGGTCCTGCACCTTCGGCTGTTTCTGCAACAGATCCGGAAGTTGTAATTTTAGGAATTGAAACAGTCATACCTGCATTTGGCAGTCTGCGTGTTCCAATTGCATCAATTGCGCCACGAGATCCAATTTGAGTATCAACTACCTGTGAAACATATTGAATTGGCTTGAATGCTGGGTTAGTTGTAAAACTGTCATCAGCTGCTGTAAGGATTTTTGAATCCTCAGCCTTTGCATGTGCTACCCACTCAGCAGAATCACGATTTCCAAGTGATGCTTTGATTGAGTGCTCTAAGAATCGAGCCTGTGTGTTAATTGGTGAGCGTGGCTTTGTATAAGCAACTGGTTGTGTTGCTTGAATTGCCACAGGCTCAGACTTTGCTGCTTCTACCGCTTCGGTGGCGATAGGAGCTGTTTGTGTGTCAGACAATTTGTCCTCCTGTGTTTTTGTTTGCTCCTCAGCGGTTGCTTCGGAATTCTCTGGTGTTTCACTAGCTGCTATTTCCTCAACTCTTGCGCTGTTGATGGCGGGTTCAGCGACAAGGCTGACTTCCATGAGCCTAGATGCTTTAACAGTCATTACTCCTTTGTTGGCATCAAAATCATCAACAACTACGCCAACACTAAATCCATCACGCAATCCTTCGGCTGCTTCAAGGATGCTGTCATCACCGGCAATTGTTCCTGCAATCTTAAATGTTGCTTGGATACCTTTGTCGTCAGCTGTAATGTCAATTAGTTTGCCAATAGGTCTAGTGCGGTCATGCTCTAGTAATAATTTGACAGGTTTTGAGAAATCAATACTGCCTTCCTTAAATACTGTTGCGCCAGCACTTGTCATGCCTTTTTCATTCCATGAAACGATCGTGCCAGAAATTGTTCGTTTCCGACTATCGGCTGCAGTTAGTGTTATTGGGAAATTGATCTGTAATTTTTTACTCATCGGATCAAGTCCTCCTCCTCTTGTATTTGCTCAACGCTCATTGCGCCAATGCGGTTTAGGATTTCATAGACTTGCGCACGCTCTAATGCAGATCCACGCAAGAAATCGTCAATGTCAAATCTGACCTCAACACCATTTGGCACAAAGTCAGCCATTGAAAGTCTTTGTTCAATTGCAGTTAGCACTGGTCGTAATGAAAAATCAATTAATGCTTTTCTTTCGGCTGTCATGTTTGAATAAGTCATTGAGGTAGTTTCAGCAGATACGAAACTCGCAGGAATTCCTACCGCCCTCGAGCATTCCAAAGCGAGGTATTGACGGGCTTCATTTAATTGTAATTTAGCCGGATCAAATCCTAAAGCCTGTAATTCAACATCAGCATTTAGGAATGCAGTTGATCTAGTTGCTCTGCTTGCTTTCCAACTTTCTAGCAATCTTGTAATTCGCTCTGGAGTAAGATTTGTTCCATTTGACTTTAACACCATTGTTGGAACCGGCTCTTTGGCATACATCTCAGCTGCTTTTTCTAATTCTTGTGCTGCTCTTATTGTGCGACCGGCACGATTTAACACGCCTTCATCAAGTCCGCTAAATACGACTAAACTGCCTGTTCCATGTAAAGGTAATTCCTCACCATCAATTTTGTAAAACAAAATTTCGGTTTGATTGTAATTTAATTGATATGTAATTCTATCTGGTGAAATTCTTGTCCATGCTCGAACTCTTGCACCATCGCTGTCGGAATAACTATCTAAAACCTGACCATAAGCAAAACCATGAAATAACAAATCCTCAGCGATCCAAGCATAAGTTGCAGACCCTGGAATTCTTGCATCTGGTTGCATTAAAACTCTTGTTGGTCGAATATGCTCTTTTGTAAAATGATTATAAGTTTCAATTGGTAATGATCCAACTGTTGAACAAATTATGTTTCTTGCTCTTGCAACAGCTGGAACTGACATTGCTTGCTCACGAGTTGCAGATTGTGTTCCAAAGAATATGCCGCCAACAGCAGCTTGTAAATTGTAAGGCGCATAAGATGCAGCCACATCGGTTGTTGCTGTAATTATTGGCTTTGTATTAAAACGATCAAATAATCCCATTAGCACATAATATACCATAAATGCAATTTATCCGACTTGTATATCTATTTCCGTTTCTTGTTGTGTCGCAAAATAAGTTGCTAAAGCCGAAGCGACAGCTGCACAAACCGCCACTCGACTTGCACGCCTTCCGATGATCCATGACCCATCCCCATAGGGCAGTTTCGCAGCGGAAAGTGTTTGTTGGGTCAGTTCGTCTTGACCTCCATGCTGTAATCGATGGGAATTGATTGCGCCCAACCACCGATCACAACTTTCAGCATATATCGCCCCATCCATATCTGTAATGGGAATTCCAGCAGGAACTAGCCGACTTGCAACAGCTTGTGCAGTCCTTTTGGAATAAGCGACAGTCTGAACATTGTATTTTCTTACATAAGGTGCAATGTCGTTTGCAACCGCTAAATCATTGATTGAATAATCATTTGACCAAGTATGAAGTAAAACTAAATTAAATCTTTCGCCTGATAGTTTCTGAGTTGCCACCAATGCGCCAAACTTTCGATCTGGAGATAAATCTAACCCAAACCAAGTTTCTTTATCAGGATCTAAAGGTATCGGTTCCGTCTGACACAATCCCCATTTTTGTGCATCGATTGCGCTGTTAATTGTATCTACCCATTGCGCAAGCACCTCGGTTCGGACAATATCAGGCGGATCATTAATTACTGCTTTTAAGTTATCTGGATGAATTGTGATTCCCAATGATGGATTGGCTTGAGCGAATGCACTCCAATTAATCTCGCCTGACGGAAACAAGATCGGAGCATCGGGTTCTGCACTCCACTCAAACCAACCTATCGGATCGTTGGTTGTAGCTGAAGCCAACGCCCTCTCACGCAATTTGTTTAGGATTACGGAATGCTGATCTCCTGCTGATGAATAAACCCATACCTGCGGATTTTTAGCAGCCATCATGGAATATCGCATTGATGACCAAGCATCCTCATCTTTATATTCACGCAACTCATCAAGATGGATCGTTTCGGGTTTGCTCAAACCTCTAGCTGCATTGTTCGCAGCCTTTACAACAAACCGCCTATTGCCAAATAATTCAATTTCCTCAGCACCATGTTGCCATCGGATTTTCTTTACTTCCTTTTCCAATTTTGGATGCGTTTCAATTAAGCCAACAATCTGTCTAAATGTTTCAAGTGAGGTTGTAAGTCTGTGAGCTGATGCAAGTTGCAAACCTTCACCCCATACAAACATGCCGGTCAAGATCCGGAGCATCATCAAAGTGGACTTGCCTTGCTGTCGTGCCATAATCAAACCTAATTCGGAATGCGCCCACCGACCATCGGCTCGGACTTTATGACCATGAATACACACGAAGCGTTGCCATTCCATAAGGTTGATGCCCAGTTCAGCTGCAAGATCAATAATATCTTGACCCTTTGAAGGTAAATCAGTTAGTTTTGAGTGAATACGAGGAGTTTGCACACCTCCTAATCCCGAATAGGTTGGATCAGTCATGATCTCTCCCGTTTGTAAATTAATCAAACCGATCCTTCCGGTTCGTGTCCGATTGAGGTGTTTTGTGGGTTAGAAAAGGAACGGGGGGTCGGTGGTGTTCTCTTGCTCACAAAAAACCGCCCGCCCTTCGATAAATTACATTTTTTGCAACTTGGAACTAAATTGTCATCACTATCATTACCGCCAAGCCTTCTAGGAATTACATGATCGACTGTATCAGCCTCTTGCCCACAATAGACGCACAGGAACTGACCAGATCGCAGAATGCGTTCCCTGATCTTTCTCCATTGTCGTGTTGAACCGGTAGATCTTAAAGCTGACTTACTCAATACCATCCCTTAATCTTATGATGAGCCAAAGCATTACAAGGATTAGAGTATCGCTTCTTTATGTATTTTAATTGCCAATCAATCTGTTTGTATCCATCAACTGTTGCAAGCCATTTGCTTCTACCTTGTGGAATACCATAATGACTACCATTCTTGGCTTTTGGATTCCATCTAGATTCCTTAAAATTTAATTCATCTAAACAGTAGAATTGATCTAAGTCATTAAGCTGTATGAAAGCCCATTGTCTGTAATGATTAGTTCTATCTAATGAAGCAACGGAATAATCTTTTAATAAGCCTATGTTTAAGGCTATGAACAGAGGTATCACCAAACCAAACCTTGCGATCTTTCTGCTTCGCAGATCGCCCTTTCGCTCTGAAAGCGAATTTGCGTTTAAGGGTATCATACGATTCCTAATCCATCACCATAACCGCAGGTCAGACGGCAAGTCATGATCCTTACTCCCATTAATTCAATCCAAGTTTCATCGTATCCGGCAACACTCATATCGACATCCAACCTATGTATTTTGCATCTGGGTTATCAAGTAGCCATTGCTCACGCAGCTTGTTTTGGTAAACCCAATTAATTTCGTGTGTCATTTCGTCGTGATTAGCGCACATGTATGGCACTCCTGATCGACGAACATCCAAGACCCGCATTTAGTGCATCGAATGACAGGCTCTTGAGTGTCAGTTGCTTCTGCTAGATTTTTTGTTCCAATGCAATTACAGCGCAAGCATTGATAAACCCTAAATCCATGAGCTGTAGAATAACCTTCCAGCCAAATAAATTCAGTATTAGCAGAGCAGCCATTGCATTTGAATTTAACCATTTTTACCAGCCCAACCAGTTCCCTTAAAGATTGCCGGAACTGCTGAATAAACACGCCTTAACTTAGCCCCACATACTTGACAACAAGGGATTTCGTGCTCCATTGGAAGATCCAATACAATACTCAACCCCTCGCCATCACATTCGTATTCGTAATTAGGCATTCAAATTCCTATTTACCGGATAAGGAATTCTGTTGATTGTGTGGCACACATAGCATCGAAGCAGATCGCCCTCATGAAGTAATCTGTCATCATTGCAAGTGTCGCATTTAATTGTTGATGGCTCTACCTTAACTCCATCATCTGTAAAAGTTGCAGTTAGACCAGAGCCGTCAATGATTTGTAATTCACCCATTTATTCACCTCCTTCAAAATACCATTTTCCATTAGCTGTAAGTTTTGCCCATTTGGGTTCACATGCTTTTGCTTTGCATACATATCCATAATATGGCTTGCCTCCTTTAGAGATTCCCTCTTTAAGAATATGCCCATGCTGGCACGCAGGTGGCTCATTTGGTATAGATGCCGCTATCTGATCGACAACTTCACCAACCGACCACGCAACAGGATCTTTAGGTTTATCAGCTTCAAAACTATCTCTTAGGATTGTTTCAATTTGTGCTGACTTAGATCCTGCCTTGCCATACATGTTTTGGCGACTTTCCAACTTCTCCTTAAAGGATTGATCTGCCTTGACAGTTTCCATGCTGTCTTTTGTAGCTGTTTTGTTTGAGCCTTTAAGAATTATTATTGCCCTTCCCAAACTACTGCTAGCAGTATCCTCGACATACCATTTTTTCATGTTCGCCATGTATGTTTCTCTAGATCCAAATGCAATGTTGCTAACTGCCGGTGCTGAATCTGTTGCATCTCGCCACAAGGTTGCTTGCACCAAGATATAACCCTTTTCAGGATCATGACTAATTACTGATATATCAGATCTACCCATTGGATAATTGGCAATAAACCATTTGTTCAAAGTTGCCACATCCTCATAATCCTCGAGATTAAATGCCATTAAAGATCATCTCCCTTTTTGAAGTCATTGTCGATTTCGGCATCATAAACTGTTTTGTAAATACCGATGTATGCTGCAATATCCACAAGACTGTCATGATGCCCCGGACTTTCCTGCAAACGACTAATTTTTTGCAAGATGTTAATGATACAAATATCATGAGGCATGACTGGGTATTCAAGATACGAACTGACCAGCTTTGCGATTCGCTCCATGTTGTAGAAAGGATGCCCATACACGACACCCCTTGACTGGATGGTTGTGATGGCTTCATCAAAGAGCTGCTCAGTTTTTGTCATAATCAAAGACTTCATCAGACTTGCGCTTTGTTTCAATCATTCGGCGATACATATCCCAGCCGTCTTTACGACCTTTCCAATAGCCTGATTGAAATGCAGTTTCTCTAATTTCATGAATAATCCATGCGCCTATTCCTAAGCCCATAAATATCCAAGCCAGTTGTAGCATGTCATCTTTTGCGGTCATTTTGTTGCCATCTCCCTTATTGCTTTTGGCATCGCAACCGGATTTCGGTCATCGATTACTGTATATCTTGCTCCTGACGGATGGATTGATGGTGCAGTTGCAACATAACCCTTCCATTTAATATCAATTCCATCATTTAATTTACCTCTAAACAGATCAGCCTTCTCAGCTGTGTAATAAAGGTGTAAGCCATCTCCAGTTTGGACTGTATAAGTTGGCTCAAACTCTGGCAGTAATTGACCACCATTGCGATAATCAATATCAAACACAACTAAACCTGATTGATAACAGGCTATTCCAATGTTGATATTTTCATCATAGTCAAACCAAAAGTTAATAAGTTTTTGGTCTGTTGTAGCTGATAGGTAAGCCCTTTGAGCCAAGTCAAAGTGCGGATCTTTTTTGCGTGGCAACAATGGCAAGACTGCCCATCCTCGCTCTGCATAATCTAAGGCTGTGCCTCGATTACTTGTATCTACTAACATGTCGCTCCCTACATATCCACAGTATCTCTGTGAATACATAAAGTTTGACCTAAATCAAGTCTTTTATCTACCTGACCTTCGGCGTGTTTTATAACGATTAGATAACGCTAAGATCCTCAAATTCATCGATATGAGTATCAATCGTGCGCTCGATATAGTCTGTTTCACGCCCCATAATACCTTTTATTGTATCGGAATGATCCGTCATGATTGACTGGCACTAACTCAACAGAATGTCCACCTTTACCAAAAGTCATAACTACAAATCCCATATTCCAATCGGCTGAAGCATATTTAAGATACGATGCTTTGTTTTTCATGTCCATAAGATGACCCGCCTCAATGCCCCAAATCGTTGAATAACGCCCATTTAAGCCAGTTTGGTGTCGGACTGCACCCTGACGGTGGCTATGCCCACAAACGGTGTTCATTTGCCACTTTTTAGCCAAATTAAGGGCAGTTATACCGGCATGCTTAGACATAACACCTTCATCCCCATGAGCAAGAAACCAATTTTTTTCAAAGGCAAAACCTCGGCGGTGGAATTTAATGCCAAGACTTGCAAAATCCATAAAGCGTTCATAAGTCAATTCAGGCAAACCAATTAACGATGGAGCACCTTTAAGCAATGTCGTGTAAAGACGATCCGTATGATTTGATCTGACTATATCTGTCGTGCCTAAATCAAATAAAATATCTTGGGCTAAAGATCTTTCATGATCTAATGTTTCAGCAAATTCTAGTTTTGTCCCTTTTACCCAACGACTCTGACTGGTGAAATCTAGTTCATCACCACAATTTAATACATAATCAAACTTCTCATGCTTGCTCATGCGAATGAGGTTTTTTACAGCTTGTGGGTGGTGTAGTGGAATCTGTAAATCTGGTGTTATTAAATACCTACGATTGGCTTTAATCGTCATCCTCATCGTCAGTTGGATCTATGGAAGGAATAATCCCGCCATCGCCTACGATCCAATCAGGGAAAGTCTTATGCTCGGTCATCAGCCAGAATGCGTGCTCTGGCGTAAATCCTGCTTTACGAGCTGCTTTATAACATTCATGCAATGCGGTGTAATGCTGATCTATCTTTGTTAATGGTTCAGGAGATTGGCGAACGACTCGACGATTGATCTTTTTGCGTTTGATAGGTTTTCGTGTGTTCGCCATGACAAAAATTATCGCTTAGACATTAAAACAAATAGATCATCGACACGCTGTTCAAGTCGATTAATCTGATCTTTGATTGATGAGCCTCCGTTTGGTTTTAACTCATTCAAGTAAGATTTAATAAGAAAGCGAACTCCCACTAACAAACTTGTAGATATGGCGCATACGCCAACGGCTATACCAATGATTTCGTTTGCGGTCATTTCGCATTGATTCCATAATCAACCTCTTTGCCAGACTTTGGATCTAATGCTTTTGCGATAGGTGCAACCAACGCACCAGCCAAGATTGCAAACTCTGGTCTGATGTCAGCGACAATTGCCAAAAGGACAGTTATGCCGGAAGCAGCCACAGCTCTTAAATATGACTTAATTGCAGCCTTGTGTTTGTTAGATAGTTTCATGCGTTGCCTCCTAGTAGTGGGATGTTAAAGAACTCTCCTGTTTGTTTTGGATGAAATGAAATATGGATGTGTGCGGTATGAGGTGATGCGCCCTTATATTTACGCCAACGCCAATTTAATAGTTTGCTGGCAATATGATGATTGTGAATTACATATTTGATCCGCTTATCTGTTTTGCCAGCAATTCGGATTTGATCGGCAAGGTAGGCAGATATGCCTTCGGCTTGACCTAGATCAGCTGTAATGTCAATTGCACAAACTTCGCCGGTAGGTAAGGCGTTATGATCCGAAACCTTTGATCGCATTTGATGCTGCGCCGAGGCTATCCAGCCATCCGATTTTCTCGATCTATCAGGAAAGCAGTCATCAATTTGCTCCCGTAATTGAACAGCTGCTTTAGATAGGTAAGGCTTCATTACATTAAGCGGAAGGTTTGCCTAAAGTTAAACCCTCTGGGATTGGCTTGCTATATTCCCATTTTTCAATGTAATCACCAATACCATCGCTGTCATTTTGCAATGCAATAATGCCTTGTTTGCCAAAATCAGCATCAGTTAATTCTGGATATACTTCCATAATTTCATGATATAAACTCATCTTATGCTCCTAAATATTGAACTTGGAAATTTGTAAAATAACTTGAACCACCAAGTATAGCCAAATTACCACCTGAGTTTTGATAACCAACCATCTCAACATAGTCTGCAACGGCTAAATCTAATATTTCCGATATTGACCCAGATGTGGAATCACCAGTATTTGCGTTTATATTATAAAATGCTTCCGCACTACCATTTTTACGAAAACCACCTTGCCTAAATCCTGTGCCATTCGAAAAGTGATTGACTGTACCAGTTAATAAATACTTACCTGCTTTACCAGTAGGAATTGTAATTCTTGAGGTGTTTGTAGCGGTGCTATGAAATCCATCAGTATCAAATAATTCTGTATCAAAAGTAATTGCTGTGGTCGTTGCAGTACTTATTGTTTGATTTGCACTTTTTGTTAATGAACAACCAACAAAAGTTGGTGTTCCGCTCGAAGGTGTTGCCCATTTAACTTTGTATGGTGAAACTGTTGTGTCAGCAGTCAAAACTTGATTAGTTGTTCCAATCGGCAAATTGTCATAAGTTCCTGAACCAGTTCCAACAACAATATCTCCTGATGCTGTAATGGTTGTTGCCATATCATTTGTAATTGTTATTGCGCCAGTTGTTCCGCCACCTGTAATTCCTGTGCCAGCAGATACAGCTGTTATATCACCGACATCATTTGTGATCCATGTAAAATCCATGTCTGTGTTTGATGTCTTGCTAAGTATCTGACCAGTTGTTCCACCTTCAAGATCTGCCAAAGATGTGTCAATGGCTGAACCAAGTGTGCGAATGGCTGCTGCGCCATCCTTAACCAGATCGGTGTCGTCTGGTGTTTCCCATCCAAAGTTAGTTGTGTTTGCCATATTAGGCTACTGCTCCAATCGCATTTTCCCAGGTTAGTGTACCACTTAGAGTGTTCCAAGCCTCTGAGGCTGATACTTGTTCCCACTCCAATGCAACTTGTGAGAATTCGATCGGACTCAAATTTATGGTTAAGAATAATTCGTTGAATCTAGTGCTCCAACGCCAGCCTTCAACATAACCCTCAAATTGTTGAGTTGGGGCTATTTGAACAGGCAAGTCGGTTATTCGCATTGGCTGACCTACAAAGATTTGAAGCAATGCATCTCGGTCTGCATCATCAATGGCTGAGTTAGTCAATGGGAATGTAATGCTGTCAAATAAGGCTCTTGGATAGGATCTAAGTGAGATAAAGCGGTTTGCCACAGCTTGAGCATCAGTCGCATCATGCAGGACTGTATTTAGTGTTTCACCTCGATACCCAAAGGTTGCAATGCTAGTTAAGTCAATTGCAGTTTTCTGTGATCCATAGTTGTTGCCGTAATTGAGAATAATTTCGTTTCGAACATCTGCACCCCTAGTTAAAACCTTTAATCCTGCACCAATAGCAGTATTTGCTGAAATCTCTGTGTATCCATTATTTGCAAGGTAATTCTGTCGATGGGTTGTGTCAGCGTAGGAGATGCGACCCTCATTGTCCTCGTATAAAACTCCAAGTGCGCTATTGGCAATAAGGCTTGCGATGTTGTAAGTGGTGTCAGGATCAGCGGTTCGATTTTCAAGTTCATAAACTCCGGGGCGATCAATTTCGCCAAGCCCTATGTTTTCAGCATTTGCCCAAGTAGTTGTTGCATCGTAGCCAGCCCAAGTTTCAGCTGCTGGCACTTCATTCCAATTGTTTAAGAATAACTCTGAAAGCAACTCATAGATTTGATCGCCGTCATCATCTTGAGCCAATGTTCCGTTGTAGATTACTTTTGGCAATTTAGCCAATGAACCTAAAGCGAGGATTGTGTAAGTAAAGGTTTCAGCAATACTGCTGGCAGTTGCAACCTCCGTTGTGATGTCTGTGATGTTGCCACCAAATAAAGTTCGATAGGTGTTTGTGCTGTCTTGAACTTGTAAAGTTAATCCATCATTAACTTGCAGATTATAGTTTTCATTATTTAAGGCAACCAATTCAATTTGCAAATAAGATGGATTGGGTTGAGAGTAAATATCTTCACGACCAGCCTGATGGGCAATGTCTGAAATTGCTACATTTGTGTATTCAACTCCATTAACAGTTAATTTATATTCGGGAGTAAATACAGTCATTATCCGCCCTTGATGCCGTTGTTATACAGCTGTGGAACTGATCTAGATGCGCTGTTATTTAATACCTTTGCAACTGCTCTTGCAGCACCTTCGCTATCAACGGCTTGAACTGAAACATTATTAATAATAGTTGGATTTCCTGCACCATAGGTAAAATTAGAACTTGGAACAGTTTGTCCAAGCATTGCACCAGTCTTTGATGGATTTGGAATGTATCCAATGTCTGCTCCGGGCTTAATCAAATTTACAACTCGAATGGCTTGGTTTGCAAACTCAACCAATAATCCAATTGCTTCTCTTACAAATGTAATAAATCCTGAAATTATGCCAGCCACCGCAGCAATTGCTTTGCCAAATGATTCAGCCCCTTTTTGACTTTGTGCTAAAGAATTGCTTAATCCTTGATCTCCAGTTAAGCCAGCAATAAACGCATTTAGAGTTGGGATTCCGGTGTTGTTTAAGAAACCAATAAATCGTTCAATCTGCGGTAATAAAGCAACTCCAAGAGATTCTTTTGCTTCATCAAATCCTACTTTTAACCGATCAATCTTTCCTTGAAATGTTTCAGCATTTGCAGCTGCTGCTCCACCATAAAGATCTGAAAGTTTTTGTTGAACCTCGGTGAATGAAAGTGTGGCTAATTCACTCTTTGATAATCCAAGACCTAATCTGCCAAGAGCTGTGGTATTACCATCCTGAGCACGACCCAAAGCGTTTGCAACTGTTTCTAGTTCAAGTCCTCGACCTTTTGCAATATCTAAAGATAAATTTAATAATCTTTGTGCTTCGTTAACATCTTTTGTAGATACGGCTAATCGTTGGAATGCTGGTCTAAGTTGATCGTCAGCAACACCGGTTGCAAGTGAGGTTTTGAGGATATATGCCTCAGTAGCCTTTATCTGGTCATCAGTTGCCCCTGTGGCGGTCTTTAACGCAGCAGCCAACCTTAACTGTGCTTGCTCATCCTCTATTGCTGATTTAACCCCATCAACGGCTAATTTAGTGCCATAGGCAACGGCAGCAGCAGCAGCAACCGCAAATGCAGCAGCAGCTCTTTTACCAAATGCGCCGACCTTATCTCCAAAGGTTTGTATCTCATCATCGGCTTTTTTTAATCCTTTTTGCAGATTATCAATATCAGCAGCAAGGGAAAGCGTTAAGGTTCTAGATGCCATCTGACCAGTCTTTTCTAATCTCCAAAATTATTTCCTCAAACTCTTTAATGATAGTCGGTTGCAAATGTCTAATAGTTGGATAAATAAACCAACCTCTTGAACCTGCACCTTTAGGCATTGGCCCTGACCATCTTGGAAATTGCGGATAATTCTTTGATCCAAATTCACTTGCAGCACCAATACCAGTTCGGCTTCCTTTAGGATCATTACGAGTATTGAATTGCGTTGTTGCTCCACCTGAAAATTTTTGTCCAGCAAAACCAAAAGATATTTCGCCAAGTAATGATGAGGCTTTTACTTTACCGCCTTGAGCAACACGATTTGCAACTTTACCTCTAGATGACGCAACCCGTCTAATTTCATTTAATTCTTTTTGCGCAAGTTCTTGAACCCTGCGTTTTGTTTCCTTAACAGCAGTTTCATCCATTTGGCGTAATACTCGAGCAATCTTGTTTAACTCTCGTTTATCATAGGCAATCGATGGTTGCGTACTAACTGCCATTTCTCGCCTCCAATACTTCGATCGCTGTTAATATGTCATCTGCATCAACCCATTCACTCATTGGTATATGAGTTGCAATTGCCAACTCAACCAACAATCTGTTTAGGCTTCCTGCTTTGTGGCTTTTGGGTCTGCATCACCGACTATTACATCGGCTACTGTTTCCATCCAAATATCCATTGGTTTGATTGGCTTGCTTCCGGCAATCTCACGCTTATAAGCATGATAAGCCAAAAACATAAGATCCCAAATACCCAGCTTCTCGGATGCTTGTCCAATGACATTTCCTGTCTGCTTTTCCCATTTCGCCCACTCAGGCGGTTGGGCAATATAAGTTGCTTGCTCGCCTGAGCTGTATTCAATTGTAATTGGTAGTTTCATTTTGCTCCCTTTGCTAGTTTTTAACTAAAGGTTTCTACTACTGCGCCTTTAGATACTGTGAAAGTGAATGATACTGTTTGAGCATCAACACCTGAACCACCAGCAGTTGGAAACTCTGGCTTTACTGGGAACACAAATTGTGCTCCTGATGCAGCTGTGAGTGTCATGCTAATATCTGTATCTGGTGCAGTTTCAGCAGCAGCCCATAGAGCCTCGCAAACTGAGTTTGCCTTGCCCCAATCAGCCAGCATATCCAATTGAAAAGTTCCGGATACATTAACTGTCTTGTATGCCTCGCCTTCCATTGTCTGATAAACCTGACGATCATTAACTTTGGTTAGAACTGCGTTAGTCGCCTGTGCTTGAATATCTGTTCCACCTGTGAAAGATAAACCAACATCACGACCGGTAATTACGACTGTTGCCATGATTTCTCCTTATATTGTTTGCGTGTAGTAGGTAGACACTCTTACATCTGCGATTAGCAGCGTGCTTGCACCAACTTGTGAAACTGTCGGTCTTTCAACCGAGCTGACAATGTATCCAACTGGAATGACTGCCAGAACACTTATGATTAGTTGCTCAATATTATCTAGGGATGCAGGATTGCTGTTATAAGCAACTGCAACTGTAATTGTAAAATTAATTTTGGCTCTGATATTCGTTTTGCTAATTGTTTCAAATTCTAAGTAAGGTGAATCAGGCACAACCACCACAGCTGGTGGAATAACTGTTTCAGGCACAAATGAATAAACATTTCCTGCCACTCCTGCCAAAGCAGTTGCTAAGGGTGTGCGGATTTGTTCAAGTATTGTTTCGTTAGGCATTTATTGACACATGCTTTCAGGATCAATATATGATCCCAACAAACCAACGCATTTATTGAAAAGTGATCGACCCATTCTGAATGGTGTCGCTGTAAAATCTACTCCTTCGATTTGTCCTCCGCCAGCAAGTCTGGCTTGGAAAACTTCGACTGAAACTGTATAGACGGCTGATTGAACAGCTGCGTTTCCAACATAAGTTGATGCGCTAGAAAGGGTAGCAACTCCGGATGGGATGACATTAGCTTCGAGTATATCGGCGTTAGTGATCGATGCTGAAAAGGTATATTGTCCAAGATTGTCTGCCAACACAGTTCTTGTTCCGTTGTAAGGGCTTCCGCATCCTGTGATGACAACTGATTGTCCTTCGGTAAATTCATGAATTCCTAGTGTGGTAAATGTAGCGACATTGGCTGACAATGAAGTCGCTTGAATTGGACTTTTAAATGTTGTGAGCATTGGCAGAATAACTGTTTCTGCTGTATCAATAATTTGGTTCAAATAAGCATCGTTATACAAGGCAGATGACACACCAAGCACAGATCTCAACTCGGAAGCTGTAATTATGGTTGGCATGTCATCTCCTTAGGTTCTCCCTAGAGCAACTGCCTGAGATCGGGAGCAACCTCAGGCATGAATTTACTTACTTATTAGGTAAGGTTAAAGCGACGAACTCCACCGGC